TTTGTGTAGAAAGTTGAGTCTGGATTTTCAATTTGTATTGTTTCACCTTGCGTGAAAGTACCAGTTATATTTTCTAAATGTATTCGTTTTGTATCTGCAACATATCCTATAACCGTACCAAAAGCACCTGAACTTTGACCTCTTACGGTATCTCCAATGTCAACCGTTTGTCCTGTTCCTAGGTTAGAAGCGTGTTCTACCATTTGACCTCTTGCAAGTACCGTTACTGGAGTTTCATCTGGATCCGTACCGTCTGCATAAGCACCGTATTCTCCGTATGCCATTGAAGAGTTAAGAGCTCTAATGAAACCACCTGATTCTGCTAAGAAGGCCTTATCATTGTAATATGTAAATACTGATACTAACTCACAACGACCTCTGTTTAATACATGAACACCTTTACCATCATTGATAATTTGTGTAAAGTCGTTTGCAAGTATTGATTTGTTACCTGAAGCTTGAACATCACCATCAATTTTCATACCTGTTACAATCGCTTGAGTGTGAACATTGGTACAATTCTGAATGTAAGGTGAAGCACTTGAAATTCCACCACTTGGGTCTAATGACATAATTACTGCGCCGTTAGCACCACCTTTGAATGAGAAGTTTCTAATGTTTGTACTATCATTCAATAAGAAGAAGTTACATGAAGCATTGTTTTCTTGCGTTGCAACTTGAACCTCATAAGCAGTTGATGGACTTCCCATTGTGTTTGTAGCAAATTGTAATACTTGACCTACTCTATAGTCAATACCACCATGATACAATGTAATTGTTGGGTTTGATGAACCGTCTGTAGTTACATCAAATATCGCACCTGTTCCTAATTTAGGATAAACTTTTGTTCCTGTAGGACATGTGTATGTAATATTTTTTAAACCAACCGTATCACTTGCTGATAAACCATGAGCAGAAGCAGTTGTAATTGTTACAACACCAGTTGTTCCGTTATAAGGAGCATTTGTAATGTTGATTGCTGTTCCGTCTGCTTTAACAATTTGACCACCACTTACATAAGTGTGTGGAATAGGATTAACACCTAAAGAAATTGTCAAAGTAGTTGCGTCTGGAGCAGAAGCTACCGTATAGTTTTGGTGTAGTGTTGTTGGTTTTAATCTGTTAAATGTTCCTGGTGTACCACCTGTACCACCTGTTTTATGTGATACGGTTGCAATTTGACGACCTTTGAAGTTACCTGTGTCATTTTGGAAAGGTTTAATTACACAACCTCTTAATGACGAACCTTCTAATGTCGCTTTTGCTGGAACTTTAATTGGGAATATTTCTTGATACTGGCCTTGATGTACCATAACTTTATCACCTTCAGAAATATTTTCTACTTTGAAAGTAATGTTATCAGTTGAAGTACCTACATCTGCTTTTGCAATTGTAATTGTGTTACCTTTTGCAAAACCTGAACCAGAATTTACGATTGTAATTACTGGTGTTGATGAACCGTCTGTTACGACATTAAATAATGCACCTGAACCAGAACCACCTGTACCTGAAACATTATTAAATGTTCCTGGTGTTCCGCCTGTACCACCTGCTATTGTATCAATTTGAGTAATACCGTTTGAGTTACATAATTCTAATGCGTGTCTAACCGTTGCTAATGGTAAATCTTCCGAACCTGGATTTTCATCATTACCGTTTGGCGCAACATGGTAAGTATTGCCTATTAATGTTTCTGAATAAACTAAATCTGTTCCGTTAGAAACTAATCTTGCACCTTTTGGTCCTAATGGAAATCTTTCAGGTATTGAAACACCTTGTTTAACTAGGTCACCTCTTGTTGTAAATACACCTGAAGCGTCACCTTTGTTGTACAATTCCCATACAGCGTTAGAAGCTAAATTTGTAGGTGCTGTTCCGTTAGCCGCTCTATCTACTTTTGCTCTGTAAGATGAGTTTTGGAAAATTACTACTTCACCAATTTTGTATGCTGTTCCTGTTGCGAAATCACCTTTTAGTGAAATACCTTCAACAAGTAAATCGTAATATGTGGTGTTAGTTGGCAGATACGCACCAGCACTATGACTTACTTTGTTTACATATGTATTACCACCGTATTGGACAACTTCACCAGTTTTGTAAGCAGTACCAGACGAGTAAACGCCTTTCATACTGAAACCTGTAGTGATTACTTCCCAATCTGCACCTGAATCAACCGGTGTTTGACCAACATTGGCTCTTTCTGCAACATATTGATATCCGCCGTATGTTACAATATCGCCTTTTTGATAATTGGTTGAGTTTGACCAAGAGTCTTCAAATTCAAGACCTGGTAAAAATTCTGAAAATTTTGTTGTATCTAATACTGCTGAACTAGAAGTGTGAGCGCTTGTACATCTCCACAAACTAGGTCCATATTTTACAATATCATCTACTTTGTAATATGTTGAGTTTGCATAGTCGCCTTTGTAATCAACACCGCCGACCATTTTTTGCCATTTTGTAGGGTTGGCTGATAAATCTGTTTCAAAAGTTGAAGATGAGGTATGGTTAACAACTGCTATAAAAGCGTTACCACCATATTTGACAACATCATCAGCGAGGTAGGCAGTTGAAGCTGTCCAATCGCCTTTCCATACAAATTTTATTCTCCCTAATACGAAATCTGCCATTTGTTATCCTAATTAAGTTGTATAATTCCTTGTGTTGCCATCTGACCCCACATTATAAGTAAAATCCGAAAAGTATCTTGCAACCAAGAAACCATCAGAGTTTACATAGTAAGTTAGTTTTACATTATCAAATCTTGCACCGTCATATGCTCTGGTACCAGGCGTTCTACCATCTGCTAATTGCGTGGTATTATCACTTCTATGTGTAGCGTTTGCCGTACCATCATTCACATCATCAATACCATTATAAGGTATTCCGAAATCTGCTAAACTTACACTAGCGCTTGGGTCGTTAATGTATGTCTTTGTATAAGTTAAACTGCCTTCGTTAGTAGACCCGACATTTCTATTTACTTTTAATCCATGGAATGCTGATTCGTCTGAACTAAAGATACCGGTATCTGTACTTTTTGCTACTAAATATGACACTTAAACTTACTCCTTAACATATATTTATAATAGTTTATTATGTAACTTCCAAAATAGCTGCTACAGCCTCAATGTCTGGTGTTGACGAGTCTGGATTTAATTCTGCAACTATTCTCAATACATCATTACTTTCCATATTAATAGGTTTGTCAATCATCAATGTATTTTCTGGTTCAATCTTTAATGACTTACCTATATGAAAAAATGTAGAACCACCGTCAGTTGTAACTTTGACATCTACATTTCCGTAATTCGTTTTACTCTTATTAGATATGAATAATGCGTGTATAACAGCAGAGGCACTACCAGGAACCGTGTATAAATTAGCAGCTGAACTATCAACTACACCAACGGATATACCTGCATTTTTAAATGAACTTGCCATAATTAACTACCAAAGACAATAGCAAATGCTAAAGCGTCTCCCTCTGTCGCCAATGCTCCTGAAGCGTTTGGCAATGTTAGTGTTCTATCAGCAGTTGGTTCAGTAGCAGTTAAAAATGTTTCATATGCGTTTTCTAAAGCACCTTCAAATACTAATCTTGAACCGTTTAGAATGATATCTTGGTTTGTGATATTACCATTTGAAGTAACATCATTCAAGATAACTGAACCAGCACCACCAACTTCTTTTACCGTACCACCCGTTGTTTTAGTAAAAAATTTACCGTCAGCGATATTAAGAGCTAATTCGCCTGCCTCTAAATCACTAGCAGATGGTATAGATAGTGCTGTTTCACTTCGTTTTAGTTTTATTACAGCTGTCATTATTTAATCTTCTTTTTAATCTGATTTATTAGTTTCTGTTTTGTTAGTCTTTTGTCTAATTCAATACCGATTTTTCTGCCTAGTTTTTCTAACTCTGCTTTAGTCTTATATTGTAAATCAGCCACTTTAATCTTAATCTCTTTCTCTCTCTTTGGCATATAAGGTCTTAAAATAAGTTTATCTGCCCACTTCTTAATCCACTTAATCATTAATATGTTCCTCCGTCAATACCTGTTACGGTAACATTACCTGTTGATACCGTGAAATTATCTGAAGCAAATTTAGCAACACCTATATTTGATGTACTTGCTAATTCACCTTCAATTCTTAATGTATTGCCACTTGCAATAGTATTAATTCCTTCGCCTGTGATAAACTCCATAGGATTACCGATTTCTACGGTACCTTGTGAAGAACTTTCGTCTGTAAATTTAAAGTTTTCAATCTTCGCTCCGTCAATGTTTCCCGCCAACATTGCATTTGTAATACCTAATGCTTTAACTCTTAATTGGTCAGAGTTGACTTCTATTGAGGCGTTATCCGGATTTGCGTCTACCGTATTTCCTGATTTAACTAAACCAGCACCAGCTATTACTTGCCCAGCACCACTAAATTGTGCTACATCCAAATCTGTTGTACCGAAAGTAGGTAGTCCGTTATGAGTGAAAACATAACCGTTATCACCGTTAGCAGTACCTTCTTCTACGAATACGAAAGCACCACCTGATAATTCTGAAGGTTGGTCTTCCGGAGTTGCTCTTGTCAATACCCAATTAGCAGAACCAGAACCTACGGTTGTTACAACATAGATACCGTTATGAGCTGCGTTTGTTTGGTCTTTGACTAAAACTCTATCGTTAGCCGATAAAGTTACGCCGTCAATTGTTAAAGCGGCTTGAGAGCCAGAGTTTGTTAATGTTGCACCTACACCAGCAGTACCGTTTGAGTAACTTGCTGATAAATTGGCTGTAGTACCAACTCTACAAGATGGTTTAGTATCTAAACCTTGAGCGACTTGGTCAACATATGCTTTGTTAGCTAATGATTGGTCTTGAAAACCTGCTCTATCTTCGTAACCTGAAGGAACTATAATAGTACCTGTTCCATGTGGCGATAAATTAATATCTTTATTACTTGCTGTTGTTGAGATTGTTTGACCATTTGTTGTAATGTCATCAACAACTAGAGAGGTTAGTCCATCAATATCAGTTGTAGTTGCACCTAATGTTAATGTAGAAGAACCTAAAGTAATTGTTGGGTTTGCTAAATTAGCATTTGAGATTGCAGCTGAACCTGATAAGTTTGAATTTGTTAATGCTGTTGCGTTTATGGTTACCGTGTTGTCTGTTACGACAGCCTGCATACCAGAACCACCAGCAAATGTTAATGTTTCAGCAGTATTGTAAGTATCTGTTCCTGAATCACCTGCTAAATCTATAAACTGGTTAACGGTTTGGAAATCTAAATTACCACTACCGTCAGTTTTTAAAAATTGGCCTGCCGAACCATCACCACCTGGAAGTGTGAAAGTTACGGTATTTGCCATTGCGTTAGGAGCTTTTAGTCCTACGAAATTTGTTCCGTTGTTTGTGCCTTCGTTTAATTTGATTGTACCGCCGGCACTTGCGTTATTACCGACAATTACCTCATCTATTGCTTTGTTGCCGTCTGCAATTAAAGCCGAGTTAGCAGTTAGTGTTCCTGCGACATGGTCTAATAACGCTGTAAAATATTTACCACCGATAATATCTATACTATTTGCGTCACCATTACCGTCAACACCACCTGTACCTAGATAAAGTCTATCACCGCCGTTACCTTGCGTACCTGTTCCAAAAGTATAGGCAGCTTCTCCTAATTTCAGCGTACTCGGTGATGTAGTACCTGAACTTCTTTTTATTTGAATTATTGTTGCCATTTATTAAAAACTCCCACAATTAAATAACAGCGTACCAGTTGATGTTATAATTTCTGTTCTTGTAACAAACTTACCATCACTAGACCTATATTGTAATAAAGCACCATCATCTAAAGTAGATGTATCAACATCACCTAATAGTTTTAATTGTAATGCACTATTAGAGGCTGCTTGAGCGGAAGGCAAAGTTACCGATACTTTTTCTGGTCCCGCTGATGTATTTACATTTATTTTTGCTGTAATATCAGGCATTATGCTCTCCCTCGTCTATATTTATAAGATTTATGTCGTTACATTAGGTCTGACATTAATCACACCCTCTATAACTCTGGTCACATTTCCAGTACCAGTTTGTTCAATTTCTAAATCATAGACATATCTACCGTCATCTAAAGCAGCTGTCTGAGCAGCTGATAGAGATAAAGATACAACACCTGTGGTTGCGTCACCAGCAATCGTGCAAGTAAAGTCTGTTCTTGTTCTTGTTGAAGAATAACCTTTTGCCATTTTTGCTCTTGCTGTATAACCTGTAAGATTAAATGCGTTGGCATTTGCGTCTTTTACGGTAACATCCGAGGTAAAATTAGCACCTTGGTCTATTGTGAGGTTTGCAATGGCAGCCATTTTATTTTGTCTTTATCTCTTCTTTTGCTTCTTCTTTTAATAAATCTATGATTTTTTTATTAAAGTGTTCAGTTAGAACTTCAATTTTCTCTAATTCAAGATTTAGTCTAGTTTTGTTTACTTGTAATTCTTGCCTAGAGGTTATATAATTTCTCAATTCAGGACTGAATTTAGAGTCATCATACTCTTTTCCATCTATTACTATAGCCATAAAAAATACTCCTTTTAATACTATTTATACGACTTGGCATTGACTTTTTACCGGAAACATGATATAAATAAATGCATGAATATAACGCCGTTGTTTGCGATTGCTTTGTTATTACCTAGTCTTACAAGAAATCATAATATTCAGTACAGCGTACCACTATCCTTAATGTTAGTGAAAGATGTATTTTTAGGATTTCACGGACTTATGATACCAGTATATAGTTGTTTACTGATATTTGTTCTCCTAGGAAGATATATAAGTAATACTATATTAGCAACATTTTTAGGTGTTCTTATTTGGCACATTGTTGTCAACTTCGCTGTATGGTTATCATATGGTGGCAACTTACTACAAATTTATATTCAAGCGATACCTTTTGATTTGAATTTATTGGTATCTACCTTGATATGTGTTATGATTGGAAAATTATGTATAAAATATTATTATCATTATTTGTATTACTAATTAGTTTTACAGCAAAAGCAGATGATTGTAGAGGCGATAGACCTCAATATGATGAACAAGGCAATCTTATAATTTATATCTGCAAATCATTTATTAGAAACTCTAGCGACCTTACACACAAAACATATTCATATGAAGTTGTTTCACCAGATAAAAATTCAATTCAAAAAGTATCTTCTCTAAATGTAGTACAATCTGGACCTGACGGACAATTGACATCAACATTTACGAGAGGCACAAATTCAAATCATACTCTAATTACTTTGAATGGCATATCTATTCAGGATAATTCTACGCCTAACGGTACGGAAGATTTATTTGCTCATAGTTTTTTAGGTGTTAGTCATGTTGAAGTAATAAAAGGACCTATGGGTAGTATTTACGGACCTAATGCTATTGGTGGTGTAATCAATATGGTAACTCAAGCAAACGGAGATAATTATATTGAATTATCAGGTGGTAGTTTTGGTCATAAAAAACAAATTATTAAATTAGGTAAAGCAGATTATTCAAAAGGTTTTATTATAGACTTTAGAATTGAAAATGAAACTGCTGATGGTATTTCAGTTGTTGATGGTACTGAAAAAGATGGCCTGTCTGATAGAAACTATATTTTTCAAATAGAAAAGTTTTTAGGCAATTGGGTATTGAAAACAAATTTAATACAAACTAATAATAAATCTGATTTAGATAAATCTACTGACTACACAAATTATACTTCCGATTGGGACTTTAACAATCAATATATTTCTTTACAAAGTAAAGATACAGAGTTTTCATTTCAAAAGACTAAACATAAAAGAACATATGACGACCAAGGCACAAAAGATATTTACAATTCTGACCAAGAAACATTTATCGCTAGTCATACATTTCATTTAAATAATAATATTGATATGACCACAGGTTTTGAACATAACCTACAAGAAATAGATTTTGATACTAACATAGCAGGTTATGATTCTAATGTAGATAAAGAAAGACATAATCATGGTTATTGGTTTAATATTGACAATCAACTTGACAATGGTGTTTTTGTTCACACAGGTTTAAGACACGATACACCTAATACATTTGACGACCAAACAACTGGCAGAATTGCAATTGAAAATAATGGTGTTCATATTAGTTATGCTACTGGTTATAAAGCACCTACGGTCTATGAGATGTATGGTAAAAACAATTACGGATTTTTAGGTAATAAAAATCTTATACCTGAAAAATCAAGAACATGGGAGATTGGTATAAAAGAAGATGATATGTCATTTGTTTATTTTGAGTCTGAAATAGACAATCTTTTAAAGTATGAAAGTAATACTTATGTTAATGATACAAAAACAAGTGAACAACATGGTTTTGAATTAAACAATAGATACAACTTTGAACAAATACAATTTCATAATAAATTATCTTATACGGTGTCTAAAGACGGCGATGGTAAAGACCAATTAAGAAGACCTAACTGGCAAAATACTGCAACAATGTATTACAACAATTTCTATGTTGATTGGAACTATTATGGTGAACATAAAGATATTGACGCTTCAACATATGCAAGAAAAGATATGAAAGCAGTTGATACTATTGATATTGGTTATAATATTACAAAAGATAATACAACATTCTTTTGGAGTATAAACAATCTATTTAATGAAAGATACGAAAGACCAGATGGTTATAATCAATACGATAGAAATATTAATTTAGGTTTTAGAAAATACTTTTAACTTTGATATTGTAGTTTATCAAACTTTTCAATCTTATCTAATGCATGTTTATTGAACTTGTAACCCATTTGTTGGCCTACTTCAAACACTTTTTTAAATCTTGCAAGTCTTATATCATAATTTGATATATCATTTTTCCAATGAAAACCCTCTGTATCATATAAATCTCTATGGTCAAAATCTAATGGCGTATTTTTATAAGTCAACATCATATGGGGAGATACGCTAATATATCTTGCATATTTTTTGTATCTTCTTAATAGTTGTAAAGTTTCTTCAAAATCTTCTTCCGTTTCTGTAGGGTAACCAACTATTAATAACATCTTCATTTTTATTTTTCTATCGCCTAGATTTTTCATAAAATAATCTATATCTTCGTTAGAGAATTTTTTTCTCATGTGGTCTCTAACTTTCTCACTACCTGATTCTATACCCATTGTCAAACCATTACAACCAGAGTTTGCTAAATTATCAAAGTCTTCACTAGAAAAAGTTTTTGCACCTCTAACAATAAATTGTCCGTTCCATTGTATTTTCTTATCTCTACTTGCCAACTCTTTACACATATCTCTAAAATGTTTCATAGAACCATTAACTAAAGAATCAGAAAAACCTATCTTTTTTAATCCTGTTTTTTCTGCGACTTCGTGCATTTCATCTGCTATTTTTTTACCTGACTTCCATCTATATTTCGGCCATATTGTCATCACATCACAAAAGGTACATTTTCTAACACAACCTCTTGAACCAGATATAATAGCTGTATCGTAATCATGTTTACACATTACATCTGAATAATCAGGTGGTGGTAAATCTTCTATGTTTTCTATTTGTTGTGGTGGGTTTCCGTTAATACCAGGATAATCTAAATTGCCATTTAAAAATTCTACTAATGCATATTCGCCTTCGCCTACTACAAAATGTTTTCTAGGCCAAAAAACATCTACGCCTGAACCACCAAATAAAACATTATCGTATTTTTCACCTAATTTTAATGCGTCATCTTTTTGCAAATATGAAAATACAGATATGCCTAACCACTTAAATTTGTATTGAGATATTTCTTTGTGAATATTATCTAAAGTATCAAGTTGATTGCCGTCAATTACTTTTATTTTAAAACCTTTTGTTTCAAGATAACCTTTTAGAAAAGCCGGACCTGGAGCAGGTTTATCTCTATCCATGCCAGGAAGAGAAGTAATGACCATGTCGTACATCTATTGAAATGCGCCAACAATATGAATACGGTCTATCTTTGAACAATTTAAAGCAGTATGTTTTTGAGTCGTGTCAATAACATATGCCGTACCATCTGCCGGTAAATGCACCCTCTCATCACCCAATAATAAAAAACAATGTTTATGTGTTTCTATGGGTATATGTAATCTTTTTGTTTTATCGTTATGCCAGTAGTAACAAGTTTTTGGTTTCATCTTCATCAATCTTGTTCTAACTAGTTTATGTTCTTCTAATATACCGTTAATGTAAGGTATATCAAATAAAGGAATATTGTATTTACTTTCTGTTTCATCAACAACTAGATAGTTTTGACCAATAGTTGGTTCTATCGGGTCCATATCTTTTGATGAACCTTGTAAGTATATTTGATTTTTATACCATGGTAGTGTTGTTAATTCTTGTTTTATTATATCTAAATTATATTTCATTA